GCTTTGAGTGATTTTGCTTTGCGTCCCATATCACCCTTCATATCAGCAGCGTCAAACTGCTTAACATCAGTGGGTGTAGAGAGCATCCCTAGTGAATCGACAACAAATAGTACTTTTGGACGGTCTACAGGGTCAGTATTTGCATACTCTTTTTCATAATCGCTAACAAATGTAGACAATATTCCTGCTACATCATCTACCATTGTAACGCCAAAGCGTTGTAGCTTGTCAGGGCTGGTGTCAACACCAACTGCTTTTAGCCAATCTTCGTCTAGCGCATTCTCTGAGTCAAGCAATACAACAAAAATACCCTGCGCCTGCGCGTTTTTCACTAGATTGCCAGCAGCAACGTAGCTTTTGCCTGAGCCAGATTCACCAGCAAGACAGGTAACTTTACCAAGTGGAATTCCACCATTGAAGTCACCGCTGACAAGATAATTCAGTACGTAGTTGCCAGTGCCTACCCAAGTATCAGGATCGTTAAAGCCTGCGCTTATGCCCTTGATTGATTTGGTAATACTTTTCCGAAATTTATCGGGATTGAATGGTCTAACCATGTTATTATTCTCCAGAAAGAGTGGGGCGACAGGTGCCGCCCCACTACAGTATTTTACGATTCGCGATTGCGGATCTTAGCAAGAATATCCTGCGCCGATGAACTGCTTGTCGAAGCAGAAATGCTTGGACTCTCAGCTACGGTTTCAGTCTCTTCCTCAGTCTTTGTAACTGAAAGATTCTGTACGCGCTCGACGCTAGATTCTTTCTTTACTTCAACTGTCTCAGAAGTATCTTTCTTGCCTGGGCCGTTATACTCAAGTCCCCAAGGACGGTAGTAAGAGGCCCAGCGTTCTGGATCATATAGTTCGCCTTCTAATGAAGCTTCGAACATTTCAAATATTGCATTGAGGTGCTCTGCGGATGGCTTCTTAGGCATCCAATCTTTAAGATTAAACAGACCGTGTTCTTCAATTGCATTCAACTGATCTTCTGTGAGAGCAGTTTCTTTGCGACTCCATGTTGAAGAATTGTAGTCGTTGTACTGACCTTTCTTTGTGCGTGTGATCCTAAAGTTCAGACCGTTTACGTAATCCGTTGGCAAATTATCCATGTCAGGATCCATTAGTGCATTCTTGACTATGTTGAAAAGTTGCTTGCCAAGATTAACTCGGCGGATTGGATTTTCAGAAAGTTCTTTCTCATCCAATGTGCTGTCTAAGACAAGACCTTGGAAAATGTAAGAACGTTTCTTCCAGTACTTACGTGCTGTATCTTCTATAGATGCATCTTTGAACATTGGTCGTAGTTCTGCGTGAACTGGGCATGTATCTCCCCACATTTCTACGCAAGGTACTTTAATGTAAACAGGTTTGTTCTCATCCCCACCTTTGACACCTGGAAAATCCAAGTTAATCATCTGTAGTTCTTCCCAAAAGAAGTCACTATCAGGATCGCCATTAGGCAAAAAGCGGATTTGAACTGTTTCATTTTCGGCAATATCCCAGAACGGGAATACGAGTGAACTGCCAGTAGAACGTCTTGGTTGCTTGTTGTTTTCGAGAGCTTCAAGCTTTGCTCTAATATCTGCTAAAGTAGCCATAATTATTACTCCATAATTTTTATTATTGAATGCGTACCATGATTCTCGCAACAGATGCATTATTTCTGTATTGAGTTAAACGCATAATGTTTGCACATTATAACACGCTTGTATATAACCTGTCAAGTGTTTATTAACAGATAATATTATTTATCTGTTTTCGTGAAATAGTTGGCTTTAAAAGGAAAACAGGATTTAGAAAATATCGTCAGCTTCGTCAGGTCCAAGGAAGTCTTCAACACCTACGTTGTATTTTCCGCCAAATGGGTCTTGGCGACTTCCTTTTTCATATGGTGCCTTGCCTGAACCATCACAAGAAGGACATAGTCCAATTGGATCGTCTTCTACTTCACCTTCGCCGTTACAAGTAGGACACGTTGCACGATTATCTTCTTCCTTAATTTCGATTCCTGCTGCTTTCCTTAATTCATTTAGTGATTCATCAAACTGACCTTGATCCCAGTCATCTCCGCCCATGTAGTCTTGCCATTCGTCATACTCAGAAGGCTGACCATCATCAGGCTCTTGGAAATTTATGCGATCCAGTACCTCTTGATATATGTCATCAACTGCAGGATCTTCGTCACCAACAAAATTAACTACTGCACGTAGAATCACATCTGGATCATCAAAGTCGCCAGCAAGATCATCAATGATCTGGTCAGCAATTTCAGAAACGTCAGTTGTGTTTACGTCAAATGGCTCTGGCATCCCGCTGTGCGCGCCAGCTTCAACCTCACCTGCGTGATGATCGTCAAAATCTGCTTCGTTTACTTGTAGTTGGTAGCCACAACGATCACATGCTTTCGCAGGACCATACATTGTATCGCCTAGTTCCATTGTGCCTTTGCGACAACGAATGCACTTCTCACCTTCGCTTTCTTCTAATGCTTCTTCACCACCACACTTCTCGCAAGCTTTGCCCCATACTTCGCCGACGCCACCACATTCAGAACACTGGTTTTCTTCTGTAAAAATATCTTCATGCTCAAGCATTTTCATATTGAGTTCATAGCTGTCAGAGATTAGATCAACTACGTCTTTTGGTCCGCACTTACAAGCTTCTTGTAGCTCACCACAGCCTTCGCAGATGCATTCCTCTTCTTCACGAATGATAGCGTTTGCCAGTACATTACTAACGATCTGCTTTTCAAACACATTGATTTCATTGCCTTCGATTAACTTACCAGCAACCTTGCTTACGTATGTGGAAAGATCAGACTCGCCAATCATACGTTCTGCAATGCCTTTGACTTTGTAACCCATTCGTTGTGTTGGGCTATCAAACTCAAATACATCATCTTCTGAAACGTTTGTTTTCTCTGTGATAGAGATTGTAGACTGACTTGCTTCAAGGATAGCATCGCGCCATGTCTGTTTATTGTCCATTAGACGCTTGACTAGTGGAAGGACATCATTAATTTTTTCGTCAAACTTGCGAACTGTGAACATATCTTGTAGTTCAGTTGTATCATCTTCTTCAAGTACGTTAGCTTCGCGGGTAGAAATTGTTTCGCTCATTGTTGCATATGACTTAGCGCCAATTAGTCCCTTAAGCTCACCACGCAATGTAGCAATGTTTTCTTTAACTGTCTTAACAATGTCTTCATTAGCTTCATTCATCAGCTTGTTTGAACGTGCGTAACGAACAAACTCAGTTAGCTTGATGATGTTTCCAACAGACTCAATGATGTATTCACCAACTGTGTCTTGCATGTTACCACCTTCGTTCATGTGACGAGTCATTGCTCGCGCGCCTGCTAGATGGTTATGTGGAAATCTAAAACGTTCGCCATGCTGTTCCAAAAAGATTGCTTGGATTTGACGACTACGTGCGCCACGCTTATCTTCTGCTACTGGCTTGCGGTGACGCACAATCATTCTAACTGATTCTAGGGTTTGATAGCTTGTCTTAATGCTGCCATGCATTCGTGATAGGGATGCTTCGCTAATTTCGTTCATGTTTTTATCCTTGTAATTCTTTGCTTGATATGCAAAATCTTTTGGAGTAATTTCTTTACCGAACACTGTGATTTCTGATTTTAGCATATTAGCAGTTGCGAGGTTCTTCACTTGCGACATTATGCTCTCAATATCTTTCAATTCAACGTTGCTGTTTTTGTTGAATTTGATACTGCGATTCTCTGGATCGAGAGTAATCATATAGTTTGGTTTGTTTACGAAAAAGCGGTGAGCTTCAGATGCGTCGGATGTTTCCATACCCTCTTCTGTGAACATAAGAAGATGATGTCCATGCCCCTTGATAATTGAGAATAGTTTTTCTGCGACTCGTTCGTAATTAATCATTAAATACTCCTATGTCAGTATTTATCAAAAACTAATTATAATACGAGCATAGGCAACGGCTCATCAGATTCTTCTTCATGCATGCCGCCAACGTTACTTGCCATTTGACTTTGTAACTCATCATCCCATTGTGATATATGTTG